TTTGCAGATATTATAAATCGAACTAATAGTGATTATATTCCAACAATATATAAATCAGATATATTAGAAATACAAGAAACCGTTCCGCATATGGATGGAGGAGAACATTCCATTATAATTATTTTATATGATAAGAAATCAACTATTAAACAAATAGTATCATATGATAATCATTGTCATTTATATAGTTTTAATCATTGTATTAGATATGATGTTAGTAAAAATTATTTTATTAAAGACTTAAAAAATATTAATGAGCAAGATATTTTATATAAAATTGATAGGATTAAATTATTAATTCCGTTTAATTGAGGAAAAAATGAAATATTTACTTTTATTAGCTTTAATATTAATGGCGTGTTCTCTTAAAGAAGATCAAAAAAAATCTATAAAAGATGATAATAATTATATAATGGATTGTAGAACAAATCCTCCAATTTGTTTTTCGGTTGTTGGCGCGAATAATATGCTTTCACATGCAACAGTAAATTGTGAACAAGTTAAACATTTACTAATTAATAAATGCAACTAAAATGTATATAATATCGATTTTAGCAATAATAACATTAGCACATTTTATTAGAAACATTTCTGGACCATGGGGAATATTTAGCTTATTACGTAATACTATTTTGCGCAATAAATATATAGGAACATTTTTTTATAAATTATTATCATGCTCGTTTTGCACAGGTTTTCATGCCGGATATTTAATTTATATTTTACAATGTAATCATTTTGATATTAGACAATTTATATTATGGGCTTTGGCAGGATCGGCTATTGTTGCTTTAACCGATTCTATATTAGAAAAATCTATTTCCTCAGAAATATAATTTTTCAACCCATCGGGTCACATCTCTCTTACAAAAAGATGATATAAGTAGTTTATCCAACATGTGGCTAAAATGATTAAAATTATAAAACAATATTCAAATAATGATATTATTTGGGGGTTTGGAGAAGATGGTAATATATATTATAAACGCAGATCGTATTGGGTGCCATTTTCTATAAATTCTGGAATTTCAGAACAAAATGTTTCTATTATGGATTTAGAAATAATTATCGATAAATTTAAAAATCTTAAAAATCTTATAGCATTTTGTTAATATTTAAAATTAAATAAAAGCATCTCTACAAAAGACGATATATTTTATGGAAAGTGAATATATTAAATTTTATGTAAAAAATATTGAACATGGAATATATTTTACGCCAAAAGAACAACATCTGGACGATCCAGATAACACATATGTTTCAATATGTATTGGACCCATAAATACATATATATCTTTTAAAATAATAGATAATAAAATTATTCCAGCATATCCTGAAGATGCTGATATGTTACCAAAATATGTAATTAATTATATTAACAAACTAATTAAATTAATGATTTTTATATGATAAAAATTAGACAGAAGCATCGCACAGGCTGTGCCGTAGCAAGCATAGCTATGTTGCTAAATATATCTTATGATGAGGCGATATATATTTTATATCCAAAACATAAACCATATCAAAGAGTTCCTGGAGATGTTTTTCTTTTTTCAAAGATTTTTAGAAAATATAATATAAAATATCAATTTCATTTTGATGATATAAGAATTAAGAGTCTCAAAAACCCTTCTTTATTAATAATATCTTTGGTTGATATATCAAAAAATAATCATGCAGTAGTTTGGGATCCTTCTTCTAAAAAGATTTTAGATCCCGGAAGAGATAAAAGTTTTCCAATTAAATTCTATCAAAATAGATTGCTTTTTGCATTTGAATTATCATGAAACATTGTTTTGTTAAATTAGGTTATGGTTTAAAAATTGTTGACGATAAGATCGTTCAACAAATTAATGATGATTATTTGGATTTAGAAGGAAAAGATTTTAAATTAATATGGACATCACAAGATTATTTGGATGATTATTCTAATGATATCGATCCTCAATATTTTTTATGCATTAAAAAAAGCATAATTCGTATTAATTTACAAGATCAATTATTAGAACCGATTAAACAAAGAAAACTTACTCAGAATAAAGAATGGAATCAAAAATTACAGGCTTGGGCAAAAGAAAATAGCGCATCAAAATCTCCAATTGGTTGGTGGATGTGTATTGTTCTTTAGGAAGATTAAAAAAATGAAACCAGAAAAACCAGAGAAATTCAAAAACATTCTTGTCAAAGAAGAATTTGATTGCACTATGACGCTTAAAGATATTATTGATATCATACCTAATGATGTCGATAAGTCGAAAGTTAATATTACCTCATCGTATTTATTTTATTTAATATATGAAAAATCTATTATAAATGAAGATTACGATAAAGATGTAGAAAGATATAAGAAACTTCTTCTCGAAGAAGTTCGAATGATGACAGATAACGATAAATCATTCGAGCTCGACGTATTGTCTATTTTTGATAAATGAGGCGACAGATGAAAAAAATTATTTTATGTATTATTTTCCTATTTTTAGGTTGCACATTATCTCTTTCTAAAAATGATTTATTGCTGATTAAAGATACTCAAGGTTCTCTTGCTTCAATGCTTGAAGGTCAAGACGGTGGAAGAGTGAATGTATCGACAGCCCAAATTAAAAATGCTTATTGTAACGTAACAATAGTTCTAAATGATTTGGAAAAAAATGATTCAGATGCTGGCATCCCATGTATTGTGAGAATAAAATGAAACAATCTGAAGCTATTCTTGAGATTAAAAATCTGTGCTTGAATACATTAACAGATGATGATATACTTGGATTAATTGGATGCACGCCAAATCAATTAGCCTGGATTATTAAAGGATATAAAGATCAATATTCTGCTTTAAAAGGACGCTCTATTTGGGATGATATTGTGCGAACCCTTGAAAAAGTTCCTGAATGGATTAGTTCTGCAGAAAATCTTAAGATTGCATTGAGTATAATTTTTCTTGTGGTTTAGAAAGAATATTAAATATGCTTTCAGATTCATTCATTCCAAAACTAACTACTTTTTCTAATCCTATTTGTCATATCTTTTGGGCAGAAGATGAAAAAGGAGAGCCCGTTTATAGATACTCTATTATATATGAGGGCGGAAATGAGATGTTTGGAGTGGTAGATAATTTAGAAGATGTGTTTGAACAGATAAAAGAATTTTTTTAATAAAATGAATATTTTCGTTCTTGACTCAAATATAAAAAAATGTGCCCAATATCATTGCAACAGGCATATAGTCAAAATGGTTCTTGAATCTACACAATTATTAAACAATGCCTTGATAAAGCACGCTCCAGATTATAAACCAATATATAAATTAACTCATATAAATCATCCTGCCACTAAATGGTGCTCAGAAACTATTGCCAATTTTAATTGGTTGCAAGAGCTTGCATTAGAATTATGTCACGAATACACTTATCGATATGGTAAAATTCATAAATGCCAGGCTATTATTGAATATATTTCTAAATCTCATCATAAAGATCAGATTCCAAAAGGGACATTAACGCCTTTTGCTCAATGTATGCCAGATATTTATAAATCAGATAATGCAATAATATCTTATCGCAAATATTATAAATATGAAAAGAATAAAATAGCCGTTTGGTCAAAACGATCTGTTCCAGATTGGTGGCATAAAATAAATGATTAATATAATTAAAGGTAATAATTTATAACCTAAGAGGTAATAATGAAAGCAAGCGAATTAATAATCTTTAGAGAAGGTAGGCAATACATTAATAAAATAGCTGGAGCTCGTTTTAGAACAATCAAATTAATTAATGGAGATAGTTCTCCGAAAAAAGTTGGACAAAGTTATCATTATGAAACAAAGGGTGGAAGAATGATAGATCATCCAAATGCTTATAAAAAAAATGGATGGAGCAATATGGTTTATATAAGTTCTTCAAGAAAAGTAGAGGTTGGTAAAGATTGGAAATCAGATTTTAAATTTAAATTTCCTATAGAAAATAGATATGCATATCTTTCATATATTCTTAAAAATATTGGATTTGATTCTTTATCATTTAATAATGAAAATAATAAACGCCAGTATTTAATACAAAATTATTCAAATTTTAATTCTGGACATATTTCTATTTCAGAGTATAGAAATTTAGCTAAAAAATTACTAAAATTAACAGTATTTTTATGATGGTTTGGAGCAAGTATAGCATAATTGTTATATAAATACAATTTTTAAACATGATTAATATTATTAAAGGTAATCTTTTAGATGCAGAAGAAAAATATATTGCGCATCAGACCAATTCGATCTCGACAAGCGCATCTGGAATAGCTAAACAAATATTCGATAAATATCCATACTCAAATACATATCATAATAGAGTAAAACCATCTGAACCAGGAACAATTGAAGTATTAGGAGATGGTTTTGTTAATAGATTTGTAATTAATATGTATGCTCAATATTATCCGGGCAAACCAGGATATGGTATTGATTCAAAAGAAATGCGTGAAAAATATTTTCACCAATGTTTATTACAAATTGCTAAGATTTCTAATTTAGAAAGTATTGCATTTCCATTTGGAATAGGAACGGGGCTTGCGAAAGGTAGCTGGGATTATTATTTTGGCACAATAGGCAACTTTGAAAAACACGTAAAAAATAAATATGGAACGAAAGTTGTGTTATATAGATTATTGGATTAATATCTTGAGGATCTATAATGTCTATTAAATTTTATAAACTAACTAATCAATACGGTTATTTAAGTAATTTTTATCAAAGTAGAATATATGTTTTTGGTCATTGGTATGCAACCGTTGAACATGCTTATCAAGCTCAAAAAACTTTTAATATTGATGATAGAAATAAAATACGTTTAGCTAATTCTCCAAGAGAAGCAAGAAATTTAGGACAAGGAGTTGTTTTAAGAGATGGTTGGGATAATATGAAATTTCATATTATGAAAGAATGTGTGTTGGCTAAATTTGTCCAACATCATGATTTAAGAGATGAATTATTTACTACTGGAAACGAATGGTTAATTGAAGATTCACCTGTGGACAGTTGGTGGGGTTGTGGTTCAGATGGTTGTGGATTAAATAATTTGGGTAAAATATTGGTAGAAGTTAGAGAAGAACTAAAAAATGGATAAAGAAAATTTTTGGGGAAATATAATTAAATTGCAACTATGGTTAAATTCAATGGAAGATTATTCCACAGAAGAATTAAAAAACTTAGTTACATGGTCCCTCGAAGAATTAAGAAAATTAAAAGAATTTAAAGAGTCTTTAGAAGAAAAGCGAAATGTTTATTTAGATCAAGAAGGTAGACTTTCTATTAGTTATGCCAAATCACGTTGGACTAAAAAGGAAGCAATGTGTTCCTTAGAATTAAGGCCTATTTCTGGAGAGCTAAGAACTTATTATCAAGAAGTTATTTGGCAATCAAATCATAATAAGAAATTTTGGATTTGGTATCAACCATTAAAACGAAAACATTTTCCAGATGCAAAAGAATTTATATCTATTACGCCAATGTCAGAAGAATATATCTTGCAAAAATATGATTATTTGGTATTAAAATAATGATTCCTTTTAAAACTTCTCCAGAACAATTAATAAATCTTGAATTTATTTTTAATAAAATTTCTAATTTAGAAATAGATAAAAAATTCCTTTTAAAGGCTTATAATTTAGCAAAATTTGATCAGGGAGTATATGATTTAATGGAAATGATGTCAGAACATCAACAAGAAAAAGAAGAGTTACAAGAGGATATTGTCTTCATTAAAAAAAGTGTTGCTGAGTATGAACAATTTATTAATTTAAATAATATTAAAGAATTGGAAAATTATTTTGCTAACTAAATTTCATAAAATATATGCGCCATATGGATGGATAAATCAAACTTGTTTAACTAAAACTTATTATTTCTATTACGTTTATTATCTTTAAAATTATTTAATAGGAAATATTTCGTGAATTCTATCTTTTAATTCTTTAGGAAGTCCTTTTTTTCTTCTTTCAGGATGATTTCTACAATTCCAACAAGTATCCTTTCCATCATCAACTATCATATCAGGATCTGCATATTTGTTAAAGTCATTGCAAGCCCTGCAATATACTCCGCTTTCTTTTGGTTTTTCTTTATTTTTTGATGATTTGTTACTTGAGCTTTTTTTACAGGATCCGTTGCAATTTTCGCAATTACCATTACAGTTCCCACTACAATTGCCACTACATCCGCTACTACCGTTACAACCACCACTACCACTATTATTTCCACAACCCATTGAATAACAAGCACATTTACTTATATCTTTTCCGCAATATGGGCATACAACCATTATTATTTCTCCATGTTGTGTGAGTATAACAAATTGTTTATATCTCGATGTGTTAAATATTTATTTTTGATAATTCTTTTATAGCTTTTTTTGTTAAGATAATTTTCATGCCAAGCGTTTTCGCATCTATTAAATAAGCAAACACATTGTGTGCTTTTGTTTTACTACTTATTAAGTTTTTTATATATTCAACTAACCATATTATTTCATAAAAATTATCATCATAATATTTGTTATATTCTTCTGGACTAATATCCACTTGTAAATCTTCATATAATTTTTTTATTATTCCTAATTTAGGTAACATTTCAATAGATAATAAATCATTGTAATGTTCTTTAATAAAAATTGGTAATCTTTTAACAAAACTTTGAATTAGATCTTTAAATTTATCTTCTAAAAAAGATAAATCATTGGCAAGTCGATCAAGTTTTGGATTTGTTTTAGGATTACGTTTTTTTTCTACCTTTGTAACATCAAGTGGATTTGTAATATCAAACGGACTTTCCGCTATTTTAATAATAAATTTTTTCATTAAATACAAAACTTTTTCATGCGACATATAAATATAGCAAATTATGTAAAACTAAAAATAAGTTGATGTTATTGATGAATATACAATGTCTCTTCTGTAAAAGAATTATGATTGATTATCGTTGTAATATTTGCTCAGCATTTAAAAATGCTGAGGTTTATATTTATTATCATAATACTGATGTTATACATCGTTTTTACTTAAACGATAAAGATTATAGTTTTTGTCTAATGTTTTGGTACAATCCAGATCATACAATAATATATAAAGGTTTTTCCTCTAATATAATTGCTAGATTACCATTTATTTTAAAAATTGATCCAAAAACCATTCTATTTAAACTAAAAACAATATTAATTTTTTGACATGAAAAAGAAAAAATATATAATTAATTATACCGATTCAAAACCAAATAAATTACGTCTATGTCATTGTGGCGATTTGCACGGATTTCATTCTAAATTATATGGAAGATTTAGTTGTATTGTTTTATCAGGAGATTGGTTCGAAAATTCTAAAACAGTGGGCAATGGTAATAAAACCCAAGAAATGGTTTTTCAATTAAATTGGCTCAATAATAATATTAATAATATTAAACAATGGACCCAAGGATTACCATTGTTTTTTATATTAGGTAATCATGATTTTTTGCATCCAGATTTAGTTGAACAAACCTTGCGCAAACAAGGTATAGATGCAACATCTTTGCATGAAAAAATAATTATACATAAAGAATATAATTTTTATGGTTTTCCATATGTCCCTTCTATGGGAACAATGTGGAATTATGAAAGATCCATTCCCGAAATGGAAGTTGAAGTAGATAAATTAGTTAAAGCATTAAATAAAACTCATGTGGATGTCTTAGTTATGCATTCTCCGTTATATGGAGTTTTAGATCTCAATTTCGGAAATGAAAATATAGGTAGCTCAGTTATTTTAAATGCCTTGTTATATAAAGTTAAACCAACAATGTTGCCGAGGTATGTGCTTATATCACATTGTCATGAAAATGCAGGAATAGCAATAAAAAACAATATGCTCATATCAAATGCAGCAACTATTCAAACTATTATAGAAATTTCGCCATGAATATTAAACCAAAAGAAATATTAGTTAATCTTCCAATTGTTTTAACTTTTCAACAATCTGAAGAGATTTCTGATTTTGCAGTAACTATCAATACAATTATTCATGGAAAAAGCAAATTGAAATATGAAGTATTGGGAATATTAGATGAAAAATATATTGGGCTATTCTATATGAATAGAAATAATGAATATATAGCTTTAAGAAAAGAATTTTTGCATATGATTGAGGTGCAAGAAGTAATGAAATATAGAGAAACAAGTTTTTAAAAAGGATATAATATCATGATATGTGATGCGCAAAAAGCTAAAGAAATTTCAGATAAGTTTTCCTTTCAAGTTATAGAAAATGATTTGAACAAAACATTTTTTGCCATTGAAAAAGCTTGTAATAACGGAAAATATGAAATTGAATATGAAATTAACCGTATGTTTGCAAATTCTTTTAAAAAAGAACTTAAAAACAGAGGTTTTGTAGTAGGTGGTGAAATACATAATGAATCAGTAGGAACAATAACTTATTGTATTAGTTGGTAATTCTTTAAAGGAAATGTATTATGAATAAATTATTTCACATAAGTGATATTTTAACAGTTACTACTGGAAGATTGGTTTCGACAAGACATATGGATGGAGTTTATGAAATATTGAATTATATGACTGGTGATGATTTATTTACTCATCAACTTCCCGGTGCTGCCAGAATTTGTAAAAAAGAATTATTGATTCAATATCCTCAGCTTTCAGATGTTGAAGTGAGAGATTTCTTAAATAAAGAAGATGTGTTTAAGTGGGTGGATCTTATGGTAATTAAATATGGAGAAACATTACCAGTAACCCCATTAGAATCATGGAATCATAAAGATCCAATTGATGAATTAAAAGAAATAAGAAAAGATTCACAAATTATAACAGTAATAACTTAATTATATTTTTCTTCGGCATTTTTAAGAATAGCATCAAATAATTCTTCTGATTTTTTTTCTTTTCCACCCACATCTATTGATTTATAATGTTGCCTTACTTTTCGCGCAACAGTGTCTTGAAGTTCTTTTAAAGTCCCTTTATACCAGGGCGGAGCTTTACTATATTGTTTGCAACGAGCTAATGCATTGCGAGCTTGGTTCGCAGTGTTTAGCTCGAAATGATCCTTATGATCTTTTACTTTTGGACTTTCAGCAGGAAATACAACTTTTCCCCTATTGCGAATATCTGCTTTAGGATCTAATTTTTCTTTTTTCTTTGCAACCTTGACTAAACTCTCTGAAGCCTTATCTTCAAATTTAGATGCTAAAATTAGTAATTCATCAATTTTGGACATAATCGTTTCCCCATTTCTCTAAAAACTATATATAATACAAAAAATTTAGCAGAAAGACTAAAATGTCAAATAAATATTTAACAAATGAACAAATTTCAGAATTTGATAAGGTTATTGATGAATCAGATATAATTCAATCTTATCTAAAAAATAACCCCATTGGACGAAATGTGTGTAGATGTGGAATTTGGTTGGGTGAAGAATTGGCATGTTTAGATTGTCCAGAACCATTAATTTCAAGCATTTCTTGTGCCGCCGGCTATAAATCATTTGTTCCAGTAAAAAATCTATTATTAGATTATAATATTCAAATGACAGATGAAGAAACTATGTTAGATGAATTATCCGATAAATTAACTAATTCTCAATATGAGAAATTATTAGAAGATATTTGGATCGTTTATTATAAAGCATTAGAAGATTATAAAAATAATAAATTAGATTTTGATCTTGAACTCGATTCAATTAATATTAATTAAAGGAGATTTTTATGTCTAACTCTAAAAAACAACGCGGAATAATCAAAGATGTTTTTGTTGGAGAAGAAGATCGCGGAATTACTACATGTAGTGTTGGTATTGAATTTAAAGGAAGTTATCAATCATTTGGAAATCTCTGCCTTACAAAAGATGATTCTAATGATTATTTAGAATTATTCACAAAAGATATTTGCAATGTTTTTGGTGTTACGATCTTAAAAGCAGAAAGCCCACAACTTTAGTCGTGGGATGAATGCGTCATTAAAATATTTTTTTGTTATAAAATCTATTAATATATTGATATATAATTGTCATATGAATACTACACCCAAAAGATGGACCACCAGTAATAAAGCAGTCTATAATATTGGTTATCACATAATTTTTTGTCCGAAATATAGAAGAAAAGTTCTTTCAGATGCTATCTCTAAAAGATTGAAAGAACTACTTATACAAAAAGCTAATGAGTTAGATATACATATAGAAACTATGGAAATTATGCCAGATCATGTGCATCTATTTATTAAATCTAATCCTGTAGATTCTCCTCATTTTATAGTTCAACAACTTAAAGGATATTCTTCTAATATATTAAGAAAAGAATTTAAAGAGTTAAAATCTAAATTGCCAACATTATGGACAAGATCTTATTATGTGGAATCTGTTGGACATATATCTGAAGAAACTATTAAACAGTATATCTCTAATCAAAAGAATAAATGAAAACTTATAAGTTTAAATTATATAATTCTAAACGTATAAAATATTTAGATAATCTTCTAAATACTGCTTGCGATATATATAATTTTGCTTTAACTTATAAAAAACAACTTTATGATAACTCTAAGATTAGTATTAGTAAATATGATTTGCAAAAAATCTTATCCTCTCTAAGAGGTACAGATGGTTATGAAAATTGGAATAATTTAGGATCTCAAGTTATTCAACAAATAACTGATAGAATTTATAATGGTTATAACTTATTTTTTAGAAATCTTAAATCTAAACAGAATAAAAGAACTAAACCTCCCAAATTCAAGAAATATTTTAAGTATAAATCCATAACTTTTAAACAAGCTGGATATAAGATACTATCTAATAATACTATTAGAATAGGTGATAAATTATTTAAATATCATAACTCAAGAAACATACAAGGAGAAATAAAAACTTTAACAGTAAAAAGAAATAGAATTGGAGAATACTTTATATATGTTACTACCGACCATACAGATTTAATCAAATTAACTACACTTTCAGGTAATATGATAGGTTTTGATTTTGGATTAAAACAGTTTCTTACTGGATCGGATGGCAATAATATTACAGCTCCTCTTTTCTTTAAGAAAGATAAACGTAAAATAGCAAAATTGAGCAGAAACTTATCAAGTAAAAATAAGAAATCTAATAATAGAAAAAGAGCAAGAATACAGCTTGCAAGAGCGCATGAAGATATTAAAAATAGAAGAGATGATTTTCACTGGCAATTAGCTACTGATTTATTTAATAAATATGATATAATATTTATAGAAGACTTGAACTTATATGAGATGAGCCGTAGATTTGGCAAAAAGATTGCAGATTTAGGATTTGCAGATTTTGTTAAAATATTAGAATATGTTGCGAAAAAATATAATAAGCAAGTGATTAAGATTGATAGATGGTTCCCGTCAAGCAAAATATGTAGTAATTGTGGTAATATCAATAAAGAATTGCAACTTAGAGAGAGAATGTGGATATGTGATAAATGTGGGACTACGCATAATCGAGATTATAACGCATCTATAAATATTTTGAAAGAAGGGTGTAGAACAGTTGGGACATCGACTGTTAAGATTTCTACTATAAATCCAGACTTAAGTTTGGTATGTAGAGATGATCTTAGAATCCCACGACTTTAGTCGTGGGAGTATGTCAATATTACAAGTTGGAGAAGAAAACATTTTAAAGAAATAGAAAATTTTCTTGATTCAAGAGTTAGAAGTATTAAATCAGAAATTGATTCTCATCATCGAAGAATTGGTGAATTAAAATCGAAATTGGAATCTATTAGATCTGATTATACAAGCTGGGAATAATTATATTAATATTTTTTAACCCATCGGGTCACAGAAGCCTCTATGTAAAAGAGGGCTAATAATGAGAATATATAAAAGATTTTCAAGATTTCAATTTAGAAGAGCAGTCTCTCGCTCTCGTGAAAAAAGAATACAATGGGCATTATCTCTTAAGCCAGGAGATCTTATTAATATATGTTCTGGTTTTAATGTTGTTGTAAAAGATATTGAACCATTTGCATTATTTAACGGAAGAGGATATGCAATATGTGATGTAGATATAACTTATGAACCTTTTGGTGGAGGTTGCTCATTAATTCATTGTGGAGTTTGGAAACCATTATTAAGGGATGAAATAGAAAAACGATATATGGATTATTTGAAATGGTGGGTGTCTTCTCCAAAAGGAGCCGCTAAGTGGTATGGATTAGATAACCCTCAATATAAAGAAGAAATTGATAAGTGTAAACTAACATTAAATATGTTAGAAAATAACGAACATATTTGTGATGAACGTGGAATTAAATATGAATAATATTTTATCAGCAGAACAAATTGTAGAATATGATCTCATTATTGATAATAATAAAGAGATCGCGTTAGATATAAAAGCCAGTCCAATAGGACGAAATATGTTAAGATTTACTTGCTGGTTAAAAGAAGAGCTTCTTAAATTAAATTGCCCAGCTTCTTTGGTATCTGGATTTTGTATGGAATATGCAAAATTATCATATGTCCCAGTAGTAAAAATATTATTAAAATATAAGTGGGAATATAAAGATTTAATTAATGTAAAACAAGTATTGCCAGAAAATGAATATAATGATCTGTTACGAGATATGTGGAATGCCGCAGTTCTATTAATAGAAGAATTTAAAGAACATAAAATCAATTCTATCTATAATTTATCAGATTTGAATTAAATATTGACCCATCGGGTCACAACACTTTTCCTAAGTATAAGGTTAAATCATAGCAAAATATGATAGGCAATATTTTGGTATTTGGTAGAAGGGGGACCGGCAATGTTAGATTTAGAAACTGAACTTCCTACTCCAAATGGATTTGTAAAATTAGGCGATCTAAAAGAAGGAGATTGCCTCTTTGATGAAAAAGGTAATGTTTGTAATATTATAAAATTATATTCAATTGATAATTATTTAGAATCATATAAAGTAATTTTTGATGATGAAACAACTATTAATGCGCGTGCAGATTATCTTTGGTTAACCTGGGATAAAAAAGCTCGCAAATATTGGTATAATAATACATTTCCGCCAAAAGTTAGAACAACTAAAGAAATTTTAGATACTTTAAAAACAAAAACATCTAAAGTAGAAACAAATCATTCTATTGAAAATACATTACCATTAAATTATTCTGAAAAAGATCTTTTGATAGATCCATATGTTTTGGGTTGTTGGCTGGGAGATGGTAGATCTTCAAACGGTTCTATTGAATGTGCCGATCAAGAAATTTTAGATGAAATTAAAAAGGCAGGATATTCTTATAATAAAACTGGAAAGAAGATAACTAAATCGAAATCTTCTAATTATAGATTAGGAGATAGAATTCCCAATGATAGTGGAAAGACTACTATTGGAAGATTAACTAAGGAACTTAGATCTTTAAATTTGATAGAAAACAAATCTATTCCAGAATTATATTTAATATCTTCATATAAACAAAGATTATCCTTGCTTCAAGGACTAATGGATACTGATGGAACATGTGGTTCAAGTAAAAAACATAATGGACATATGGAATTTTGTTCGACCCTTCCAAAATTAGCAAATCAAGTCTTGCTATTAGCTAATAGTTTAGGTATTAAAGCGAAACTTCATAAAAATAAAAGTTTCTTATATGGTAAAAAATATAAAGATAGATATAGAGTTACTTTTATAACTAAATTACCCGTTTTTCGCTTAAAAAGAAAACTCGCTAATATCAAAAAATCACATAATCAAAGCACGAGAAACACTCATAGATATATAGTTGATATTCAAAACATACCTTCAGTTCTAATGAGATCTATTATAGTGAATAGTTCTTCACAATTATATTTAATTACAAGATCATTTATTCCTGTTTTTAATATATAGAAATAAATATATTTAAACATTTGTATTATTTAAATTTTTTAACGGAGAAAATTATGGCAAAAGATAAACCACAAACAATGTCGATTTCTGATTTTAATCTTCAAAAATTATCTACAAAAGATCTTTCTGAACATGTGGCAGCATCTATCCAAGTGGGTGGTAATATTGCTGTGTTTGGACGTAGAGGAACGGGTAAAACAGAGATAGCTAAATATGAAATCGCAAGAGCAGGACTGCATGAAGTTTATTTGAATCTTTCTGTTTTAGAGAGAGTTGACATGGGAGGATATCCCAACATAATGGCAGCCTCACAACAAAAAAGATTTGTCGATTTTCTACTTCCTCAATTTTATGAGCCAATGTTGGAAGGTAAAAAAGAAGTTGTCGCCCTGTTAGATGAGGTAGATAAAACCGATGTTAGTCTTTGGGCTCCTCTATTAGAGTTTACTCAGTTTAGATCTATTAATGGAAGAAAACTACCACAACTTAAATCCGTTATTATGACAGGCAATTTAATTTCAGAGGGAGGTTCTCGTCCCAGTCTTCCTCTGTTAGATCGTTCTGAAAAATATCTGGTAGAAGCAGATGCAACTTCTTGGTTAGAATGGGCTGGTAAATCTGGTCATATCCATCCTTCTATTACTTCATATATTACAGATCATCCAAAAGATCTTTTTGGTTCAGTAGATCCAGATGATCGATATGCAGATCCTTCTCCAAGAGGTTGGACAAGAGCTTCTGAAATCTTATTTAAAGGAGAAGCTGTAAATTGGAATTCTTCTCTTCTAAATAAGAAAGTATCTGGTTGTGTTGGCAAAGACGCAGGTATTAAATATTCTAATTATTATGAGCATTATCAACAATTGCTTCCGATGATTGAGGATATATATAAGGGCAAAGATGTTTCATCGAAATATTCTGTATTAGAACCAACAAAGAAATTAGTCGCGTGTATGATTACATGCGCACGACTTGCCACTCAATTAGATCAAGCTAAAGAAGATCCTCCAGAATCAGTAAAATTTGTTGGTAAGTTTTTACAAAAAGCAGCTTCTGAAACAGTTCTTGTTACGGTTAGAAGCCAAATTCAAATTGAAAGACTTATTAAATGGAATTTAGATGAACATCCAGATTGGAAAGATATCTTAAATAAAATTTCAAGACAAATCGAAGGATAATAATGGTCCAGCCTCACCCAAGAATTGAATTAACTGAGTTGCAAAGAGAAGCATTGATTGGTTCAATGTTGGGTGATGGACATTTGGCAATTTGTAAAAAAGCAATTAATGCTCACCTTATGATCTTTCGTGCGACAAAAGATAAAGAATACTTAGAGTATGAAGCATCAATTTTTCAAAATTATTTAAAATATCCTTATATGGCATGTATTAAATATGCCGAATCTAAAGATGGTTATAGTTTTGCCACAACAAATAATCCTGCTTTTACAGAATTTCAATCTCTCTTTTATAAAGATAAAAAGAAAATAATTCCACCAAATTTAGAATTATCAGCAATATCTATAGCACATTGGATTGCTGATGATGGTAGTGTATTATTTAATAAATTACCTTATCGCTTTGTAGTAGAATTTTCTACCCACGGCTTTTCAGAACAAGAAGTTAATTTTTTAGCAGATCTTTTAAAGAAAAGATATAATGAAGATTTTTTGGTCCGTCCCAAAAATAGAAGAGATAAAAAATATTTTATAATTAAAGCTTATGATTCTGCTTGTCGTGTAATGTTTTCCGATATTGACAATCATTTCAAAATGATTAGAAAAAGATTATGGGATAAACCAGAATCAAGATTTTATTCTGATCCACCTGAAAGACAAAGAAGTATGGTAAAGGATTTTGCCGCCAGAAAAATAAAATTATCTAAAATTATTGAATCAGTAGATTCCATTTCTATCGCTCAGCTTATTCAAGAATTAAATTATAAAAGTTATGGAGCATTATATAATTTATTAGAATTTTATTTAAATAAACAAATAATTTCTATAGAAAAAGATTCTAATAATTTTGAAATTATAAAGGTTAACAAATGAAGTTTACAAGAGTCCTTGGTAAAGTTGATGACAAATTAGTTCAACAGGCAGAAGATAAGCTATCAAGAGTGTTTCTTGATCTTGGAACTAAATTTGATAATCATCAAATTGGGAGTTTAATGGGCGGAGATAGCCTTATCTTCAGCCTTATGTATCCTATCGAACATATGTGCACACTAAGCATGCCCACAGCAGCAACCGATGGAAAAAGATATTATTGGAATCCAAAGTTTATTCTAAAATCAAGTTTAATCGGTTTACGACTTATTTGTAGCCATGAAGCTTGGCATGCGATCTATCTTCATCCACAAAGAAGAGGATCTCGTATTCCTAAATTATGGAATATCGCCGTTGATTATATCGTCAATAATACTGCGATGGAAGATCTAAAAGCAAGAAAATTCGATCCTCATGAAACTTTTACTAAACATTTAGGAAAATATAAAACGCTCGAACAATATGCCGAGTTACTAAAGGATCCTTTTAAACAAATTAAAGGATTGGAAGATCTGGATACTGATGCAAATAATTCTTCTGTAACTCTTCCTGCTCCAAATGAAGATAGAGAATTAACTCCTGAAGAAATTAAAGAACTGGAAAAACGAGAAAAAGTAGAAAAGTTTTTCTTTGCAGACCCAGATCTATCTGAGGAAATGAAACGACCAGAAAATATTTATGATTTCCTTTATAAACTTTTACCTAAGTGTCCAAAATGTGGCAGAGTAGGTATTTATAAGAAACCACAGCCACAAGGAAAAGATGGCAAAGGAAAGGATAAGGGGAAAGGTAAAGGAAAAGAAAAAGGAGATGGACAAGGAGATCAGGGAGATCCTTCTCAGAATGGTCAGAATGGAGATCAACAAGATCCTAATGGTTGTGGATGTGGCGATCAAGGTTGTGATTGCAATGGTCCAGGCAAAGGAAATAGTCCAGGTAAAGGAAATAGTCCGGGCAAAGGCGGTTGTGATGGATGTTGTCCAGAGTGTGGAGGAGGAATTGATATTTTTGGTCTTGGACAAACAATAGATGAGCATATGGATACGGAGGAAAATGAAGAAAAGCTTGCTAAAAGGATTTCTGATGCTGTTGAAGCGGCAAGAAAAATGGCAGGACATGTTCCTGGACAATTAGAAGATGAGCTCGGTATATTAACAGCGCCAAAAGTAACTTGGCAAGATGTTATTAGAACGAGATTGCACAGGGCTCGTGCTGGTAATGGAAGAAATGATTGGACAAGATTTAAGACACGTCCAATGTTTGCTGGACTATTAGTTCCGAAGAGAAGAAGTTATTATGCTCATGCTGGGGTTCTTTTAGATACCAGTGGGTCTATGAGTAATGATGATATGGCATATGGTATTTCTCAATTACAGAATTTAGATGAAAAGGCAGAGTTAACTATTGTACCGGCCGACTCTACCATATATTGGCAAGACGCTATCAAAATACGAAAAGCTAATGTCGAAGAGTTAATGAAGGTAAAGGTTATTGGTAGAGGAGGCACAATATTCGGATCTTTCTTTTCTGAATATGAAAAAAATATTGGCAAGTGTGATTTCTTAGTTGTAATTACTGATGGATATCTGATGGAATCAGATATCGCTGCTATGAAGGATCCAGGAATTCAGGTATACTGGTTGATAACAAGCGGATCTCAATTTATTGCCCCATTTGGTAAGTCCCTATCTTTAAGAGATTAATCGATCCATTTATAAGTTTTACCTTGAATAATTCTGGCGATTCTATTTTTGCTTACATTAAATTTTTTCATTAAATCGGAATATGAATATTGTCCAGAAGAATAATCTTTTCTTATAGTTATAATATCTTGTTCTGATAATTCATTTGCATTATGCTTGCTGGCATTTTTTGTTGGTCCGAGTCTAAATTTAATTTTAATTTTATTCTTTCTAAGAATTCTTCTTATGTCACTAATTGACATACAAAGTTCTTTAGAAATTTCTTTTATCATTGAATTATTTTGACACTTTTCTATAACTTGTTTTTCTTGTTCTAAAGTAAAATTATATTCGTTTATTCTACCTTTACCCAAATCTTCTTTTGATCGTATTTTTATTATTTCATTAGTAATGATATAATTATTTTTTACATTAAAATATGTGCCTTTAATTATTTTACGTATAGTTTTTTCAGAACATAAATATTTTTTAGATAATTGTTTTATGTTCATTTTTTCAATATACTTTTCTTGTATTTCTAAGCACTGCTCAACAGTTAAAGAACATTGTTTGGAATTTAATTCATCGAACTTTTCCTTATTTTCTAAGATATAAATCTTTTTTAATTCGCTTATTTTAGCTTTTGTTTCTTCAGTGTGTTTAAATCCAGAAGAACCTTCTCCACCGGCAGTTAAATTATATCCTATTTTTGAATCTATAGAATTATATTTATGTATATATTCTGTTTCTGCCTTTAAAGCTTCTTGTTCATTATCAAATTCATCAATTTGTTCAATAATAAAATTTTCAAAACCATATTTATTCATTGCTTTATG